GGGGTCATCTCCTTGCCATCGACAGGGGGATGCAGCACAGGATCACCTCGAAAAAGTTGCGCCTCACCTGCTGCTTGAAGATCAATGGTCAGCGGCTCCTTCGCAACTTCCCAATAGAATGGCTGGCGATGGCTTACATGTTCCTGATGCTTGAGGCGCTCGCGTGACCCCATACGCGTCTGGGGGCTATCATTCTCTGCTAACTGCTCAGAAAGGGCAAGGAGGCGATCACGATCCTTCTGGTCCAGGTGCCAGAAGATGGAATGTTCTGAGATGGGTGGCAGCGTTTCATCGCGACCAGTGATGCTCTCCCGAATTGCCTGTGTCGGTCGCCAGAAAGGGATCACCATCAACGACCCATAAAGCTGCTTGATGTAATGGGCATCAGCCAGGGCATTGTGCGCATTTTCTGGCTGCTTGGGAAGCTGCTCATCCTTGATCTTGTACTTATCCAGTAATTGCTGGATATCGATAATCGAGTGTGGCCAGCCTGCTGGCAGCTTCAGCATGCCGCCGAAAAGCTGACAGAGAAGCACATAGTCGTAGCACCCGCACCAGAACACAAACTCTGGTTTGCCGTCGCCCGCGTTGATAAACGCCTCGACCTCATTGCGAATCATATCGCGTGGTTTCCAGGCATCTGCGGACAGGTGTGGCACAACATTCTCAGCAACCCAGGGACTCATCAAGGCGTTATTGGCAATGTCGCCGCTCCAGCGCATAGAATCATCTTGCGCGTAGTATTCTCTACCATCCTCAGCCACAATACCGATGCTGATCAGGAAAACTGGCGGCGAGACGACGGTGGCATCTGGCTCTAAAAACTCTGTATCGATGAAATACTTCACCTGAGACCTCCTACAACAAGCGCGGCCACGGCCAGCGCGGTGATATGCGCCACCTGGTCGCCCCAGATCGCCACGTGCGGCGCCATTGGCCCGCTGCGCGTCTGACGAAAGATGTTACGCCAGCCGACCAGCGGCAGCCGGGTATCAATCAGCAGGTGCGTGGCTGCGATGATCACGGCGGCTAGCGGCGGGAAGATTAACAGCAAGCCCACTAGATGGATCGCGCTGTGGATCCATGACGCGGGATGCTTCAAGCTCGCCTTGTGGTTTGCCATCCAATCGTTCTGGAGAAGCCAATCAGCGATCAGGTGGATTGTAATGCCCCAGAGCAGCAAGCTGGTCGCATGTAAGCCGATCGTGAACATCAGTGTCCCTCCGCACGAATGACGGGCGCGCTGTGGGCAATGGCGCGAGCAAAGCGGTCATTCGCCCGCTGTTCAATGGCGCAGGTGCAGATCTGAGCCAAGGGCAGCCCCATGAGGATTGCCGCAGTGAACGGCTGCGAGCGGCCACATGCCTGGCACACCTCCAGCGTGCCGCTGGTTGTATTCGGCGTGATTGGCGCCGACGGATCTTGTCTCATTACTTCCCTTCCTGACCAGGCTGCTCGCCGATGATATCGAGGATGCCCCAGGCGCCACCATCGGCCTGGTACGCCTTCACCATCGGAAGCATCCACTCATACATCCTGGCCGCTTCGCGGGCGCGGAACGTGTTGAATGGATGCTGCGCGAGATAGGTGCCCAGCGCCTCAATGGTGCATTCTCCAGAGATGATGTGCTCTGGTGGCACGTGTGGCGCCCGGTCACGTTCAATACGCTCGCGACTGAGGCGAGCCAGTCGCTCATGCTCGCCCTCGGTCAGGCCGTGACCGTCGGTTCTTTTCTGTTCATGCATGCTTTCTTCTCATTTCTATTGCGCCTGGGCCGGGATCTTATCCTCCTGAGCCATCATCTGATCCTGTTGGATCTTTGCGGCCTGGGCTGCACCGAGCTGGGTCAGTTGATCGTCAGTCCAGCCCTCATCTTTGAGCACCACTTCTGCCGGGATGCCAGCGCTGGTCGCAAGCTGGACGCCCTGCCACATGCTCTGCTTCTCATCCAGCACTTCCTTGCGCGTGGGCACGACCAGCGGGCGCGGCGCAATGGCCATATCCAGATCCCCGCGGGCATAGCTATCCAGGTCAAACGGCAAAAACTTCTGCTGCTGGCGATTAAGCGCGCCCCAGTCACCCGAATTTGCACGCATGCCGCCAATAGCCACCGCCATGCGAAACAGGGACATGCTGGCCTGGTCATAGGATGCCTGCACCTCCAACACCTTATTGGTGACGTCACCAACAAGGCGGGCCGCTGCGGGTCCAGTCACCTGGCTCATGCTCCTGAGCTGATCGTAAAAAGTCAGCTCAGGATGTTCCTTTTCCAGCTCGGTTATAAGTTTATCTATGCGCTCGCCGCTCTCTGACAGACTCAGGTTGCCGGCGAGGCTATCGACACTGCCACCTTGTGGACCCTTGAGCATCAAAAGCTTTTCTTGCTCAGTTGGGGGGGCTTCAAATTCGTTGGTCGCGGCGCGTGGTTGCGCATCAAAGAGCTTCTGGATGTTCCCGCTACTCCACATCACCAATGGCGCGGCGATGATCTTGTGGATCTGGTCGTGGACATGAGAAGCCAGGCCATTCAGCTCATCGATCTTGCCCAGCTCGCCGGAGATCTCCGGGCTGCCATGAATGCCACCGGCGTCTCTATGCTTGATCCACACCGCTGGAGCAAAGCCATAGACATTCTCGATGATCGCGCCGTTGCCGTAGTCAAATGGCTGGCCATCCCTAAAATAGCGAATGGCATCCCCGTCCACTTGCTTGCGGTAGATATACTGGCCCTGGTCATCCACCGCTGGATACTCCAGCACATACCGTTTTACATTGCCCGCATTGTCCAGGTCCAGATTATTCAACAAGCCTGGCCAGGTGACATCCAGGCAGACCTTGCCGCGCGCGACATCATCCACTACCTCAACCAGTACGCTGCCAAGAGCCGCGCCATAGCGGACTTGCAGTGATTTCTTTGCTTGCCAGTTGCTCCACTGCCAGAGCTGCGCGATCGCGGATTTCAACTGAGGTGACGTGTCTTTGGAGAAGGGAATTGCCAGTGGGATGCCATCGGGGAGTGCCAGGCCGTCTTCCGACAGGACGCCGGGATAAATCTGGCCGGCGTAGAACTCGATCAGGCGCTTGGTTGGATTATAGATCATGCGAATATTGCGGTAGAGATTATAATTCTGTTTGTAAATCCCCCACGGAACATTCCATCTATTGAACGCCTGGTAGGAGGCCAGCGGATAGGCAATCTTCTCGAACATGGAATTGTTATAATAGGCCCAGAGCAAGTTATACTCCGAGAGACGCAGATTGAACGCCTGTTCCCTATCCTGTGAACTGGGATCATCGAAGACGCGGCGAACCGTCCAGAAGGCGGCCTGTGCTGTTTGCATGAGGTTGCTCCAAAATCCTGCCATATCAGTAGCCTCGATAGTTGCTGAGCGCGGCCACCAGGTCGCTGTCCAACGTGTTGATCTCGTTCTCTTCAGGATCGTCAAGATGCATGACTAAGTACCTTTCAGTGTCCTTGCCATGATCGAATTTCTTCACTGGATCTTCTCCTTGCTTGCGCCCGTTGCTGATATCCCAGACATAATGCTCGTATTCCTGCTCTGAGCAGAGCGGCAAATACTTCTCTGCCAGGACCGGGTCGATCTCGACCAGGCTGTCGCGCAGATAGTACATGCCTGCCTTGCCATTGCCACCGACCCGCAATCTGGCCTTCTGGGTCTGGATGCCCAGCGAGACTGCTTTGCGCGCCCCGATCGTCTCCACCTCCGCATGCCGCTCAAAGGTCTTGCGATCCTCCTCATTATGGTCGCAGATCACCGCGCGCGGTCGCGGCTCGTTGGCCGTGATCTGCTTGATCTGCTTCGCGACATCCTCCACAATCACGCCGGTGCGGTAAATCTCGCGATAGCGATAGAGTATGCCGTCCGGCGACTGCGCCCACGCCTGCCACACGAACGGGTTCTTGAACCCCCAGTCAATCGCCCAGAACCGTGGCCAGCTCGCCGGAATGTCAAACCGATCGACCAGGTGGATCGCCGGATTCCACTCCTCTTCATAGACCATGCCCTCCGCAGCGGCCCATATCCCGTCATACAAGCGAAGTCTGAGCACCCGAGGCAGCGCCCTGAGCCCTGCCAGATAGGCCTGGGTGACCGTTGGGTTATCCTCGTGCCGCGAGTGCAGCATGAGGGTCTCCCCGCGATCACAGCGCAGCTTCAGCCAGTGAGTCGGCGCCGCCGGGTTGCAGTCCGCCGCGAGCTGCTGGTAGGGCATGACCCCATTGCGCAAGCGCGAGACCAGCGCGCCCCAGTCACTCTCCAGCAGCTCGGTCGCCTCTGGCACATAGATCATGTCCCATTCCGAGGACATCACCTTCGTTGCCTTGTCGAGACCTCCCACGGCAACGATCGAGCCGTTAGGATACTCGTACTGCTGATCGGTCTGGTTCCAGTGCAGCCGGTTCGATTCCAGCCAGCCGGCTGGTACGACCTTCTTCTCGAAAGTCACCAGCACGCTCTGGGTCATGCTGGCGCGCGTTTTACGGCAGATCAGGATGCGCGCACCCGGATACTTCGTCGCGGCATAGTGCGCCTTCTGGAGCCACAGCCGCGATTTTCCGGTGCCAGCGGGTCCTGCCAGCAGAACTTCACGCCGGCCAGACCTCCAGGCCTTGAGCGCGTTACCGTAAGCCGTATACTCGCGATTGTCCCTGCTCACCTGGAGCGCGGGCCGCGGGACCAGGCGCAAATGTGGCCGCGCGATCATGCTTCCTCGCTTGACGCTTCCAGGTCGTCCACGCCGTCCTGGTCAGGATCAAAGCCGTAGACGTTCGGTGGCAGTTCCGTGATCGCCAT